AGGCTTAAGTGCGCTGTCCTTGATGCGGAAACACTGCTTAAAGTCTTTACGGAAGATGTAGAAGTTTAGAAACCCAGAGCCATACTTATCCAGCAAACGAGTCTTACGTTCAGGGATACGTACCTCGGCCCAGTGCGTAGGCCACGGGCCATCCCATGCTACCTTAACCTCTGCTTCGTTGTAGTATGTATTACCGTTTTTAGTAGAAACAATATCTACGTAGAAGTCTTCGTCTGTCTTGGTGATGGTGTGACCACGGTTAATGAGCAAACTGTTAAGTGCTGCTTTTGCCGAAGTATCGTATGCTTGATATAAGGCACGGTTAAAAGGTTTGCGTACAGCCATTGTCTTTCCTTTTGGTGGTGCTGGCAGTAGGACTTGAACCCACAACCCCCTGATTACAAATCAGATGCTCTGCCAGTTGAGCTATGCCAGCGAATGCCTCCCCCGTAGGATTCGAACCTACAACCTACAGATTAGAAGTCTGTGGCTCTTTCCAGTTGAGCTAGGGGGAGTGTCTCAGTTATTCACCGTCGATGTAGTCAACGGCTTCTTCATAGTAATGTTTAGCAGTATTACCCGCTTTCTTCGTCATGTCAATGCCAAAGGTAATGGCATTTGCAGCAAAGGTTACAGTAACAATCCCTATGACAAGGGCAGAAATCATAGATGCGAACATCTTTTAGTCCTCATGTTAAGTCAACTATTTCACAGACTTCACCAGTGCAAGCAAATGTTTGACTGCCCTTGGTGTTATCCTGCTTCTCATACTCTGAAAGCTTCGACCAGTCAATAGCCTTTGGCATAACCGAAAGCAACATTTCGTAGTCTGACTTTCCTACTTCTTGATAAGGTGCCTGTTGGTATGTGTGCTCGTTGTAAGGTAGGAACGATACACCAGACATCTCGTCAAAATGTTTGTAGACAAAAGCACCAACCTCAAACCATTCGTCTTTACGTACATTGATAGTGACAGACGGTTTGTGTTCGCACCAGTGTCTCTGATAGATAAGCCACATTTCTAGCTGGTCAATAGCTGACAAGTCAGAGGTAACTACTGCATTGTCAGGTGCCTTAACAGGGAACGAGAACACTGTAGTAGTCTGTGGCTTCATTACACAAGGCTCTGATGGGATACCTTGATCCTGCATGAACTGCGTCAGCGGGTCTTTATTGTCTCCTCTGACGGTTCTAATATAGTAGTGACTATGCCTTGCGTGGATGCCGGATGCACTGTCAACGAGTTGCGAGACAGTTCCAGATGGCTTGACACAAGTAATAGCAGTAGAAGCATTAATACCCAGTTTAGCAGCCCACTCAGCGTTTGTTTCAATGGCAACATTACGTAGGTGTTCAAGGGTTTTGTCCAAGCCTGCATTTTTTCTAGTCATCAATGGGTTATCCATGATGCCAGTAAGGCTGACACCAAGGAGACGTTCTTCTTCTGTGTTCTTCTGCCAAATCTTACGCAGGTAGGGGAACTTAGTGTATGTACTCTGGATCGTGCCAAGGATAGTAGCTAGACGGACCTTGCGTGTCAAGCTGTCAATGTCATCCGTTGCACGAACAACTACCTCAGTGAGATTGCAGAACTGATACGGACGCAGGATAATCTCAGAGCATGGGTTAGTACCAAACTCAAAGTTAGGATCACGACGACCATTCTTATTGGCTTGCTTGACAGAAGCCTGACGATTGAAGATGCCACGTTCACCGGAGCCACTCTCAACAAGAGCCATCCACTCACGCATGAAGCTGACAGCATCCGGCTTCTCAGTGTACGACACAGAGTTGTTAGCCAAGGCTCGCTGCGGTTCATTCTCCCACCAGTTACCGGACTTAGCATGGCGCATACGGTCATCACTCAAGTTGGACAGAGAGATCATAGCACTGCGACGAACACCACCAACAACTACAACCTCGCCAATCTTGCACATGATGTCATGGCATTCAATGGAAGACAGCTTGCGGTTCTGTGCTTCCTTGAACTTAGCAATGACAAAGTTGAACAGGTCAACCAGAGGGGCAGGGCCAGAGGCACGGCCACCAAAAGTCTTTAGTCGTGCACCAGCAGGACGCACACGTGACACATCCCACTTAGGAATCTCACCACTATAGAGGAGTGCAATCACTTGACGCAGAGCCTTTGCCCAACCCTCCTTGCTATCCTTAACGACGACAACTGTGTCGCTGTTGAAAAGCTGTGGCACCTCAGGCAGCTTCGACACGAATTGACGTTCAACGGAGAAGCCAACACCAGTACCGCAGAGCAGAATGAACATCGCTTCATCGAAGGACTTAGGGTCATCTACGGGTAGGTAGCTGCAGTTGTAGCCAGCAGTGTTGTCACGTTCAAGGGCAGGGCCAGCAGTCATCATAGCCCGCATGGAGGGCATGATCGACAGGTCAAGGACAGCCTCTCGAATAAACCATGCAATGTCTCCGTCTACATTCGGATTTACAAGGTTAGTTATATAGCGGTCAACAGTCTCTGGCCAGCTTTCACGGCGGTTCTCCTCCTCAAGCCAACGAGCATAGCGGCTAGTGTGGATAAAGGCTTGGTAGTCAGTGGGTAGTTGGTTGTTCATATGATCCTCACACTAAGTCTTTTAGGTTTACTTTTGGGTAGTCGGGGTTCTTGATAATCTTACCGTCTTCTCGACGCTTAACTGTTCCATCTGGTTGTACACACCTGCCCATATTATTAGCATGGACTCTACGGAAGGACTCGTCTACGTCCCACCCATTAGCTAAGGCGTATCCATAGATGACATATAGCAGGTCTGTCAACTCTTTTAGCTCATGCTCTCTGTCCATGTGCTGCCTTGCTGCAGCCCACTCGTTAAACTCTTCGTTAATCAGAGCAGCATACAGGTAGGGTTTAGGCTCTTGCCCAACAAGACTGGTAAACTCCATTACCATACTAATGTTAGTAGCGGCCTTACTCTTCTTACTCTTTTTAGCAAAGGTATCTGGTGCCCAATAAGCAAACATTTCTAGTTGATCTTCTTCCATAGCATCAATATCGTCTTGGCTAATCATTAAGACTTCTCCTTTACTACAAGGTTCTCTAACTTAAAGTCATCTACGTCATACAAGATGTCTTCAATGATATCCCTTACATCCTCTTCATGTGCTTCTTCAAAAGAAGACAGGATGTTGTTCCTCTCTGGGATAATAATGATGAAGGATACATTAAACTTTTTCTTCATGCTGCTCTAGCTCACTGATAAGTCTATCCAGATACCACTTTGCTTTACGCAAATCCTCTAGCCCATTCTTGTAAGGCCATCGCCAGAGATACTTAAAGGAGTTTTGCCAACAGTAAGCAGCGTGAGGTTCTACATTTGTTCCCTCTGTCATAGCCTTCATTGCATCAATACATTCAATGCCAGACTGATTGTAGTGCGAGGGTTTGTTTACAGGGTCATGCATTTCCAAATGTCTTACTCCACTTGCTCAGCTTAATGACGTTGCCTTCTGTTTCATACTCTGTCTTCTCTCCCTCTAGTTCCAGCAATGCTTCCTCGTATGCATTAGGGAAAAGCTCTTTTAGGATATCCTCTCTGTATTCATCAAGCTCGTCTGTAAAGTCAGGATAATCCGTAAGAAAATCAAGGAAAGCAGCAATAGTGACAGATACTTCAATGCCACCTGCAATAGCTGGAGTAGGTTTGTCTTGGTCAAACGCAAGGCCAGTAGTAAAAGTACCATCCCACTTACCATCTTTTTCATTGGCCCGTATCAGGAAAGCAACCTCGCCTTTTTCAATCTTTAGTTTCATATCAGTCCCTTCGTTTGACTATGAGTTTCTTATTCTTAGTACGTGAACCTGCCTCTGTCAACCACTCTTCTGGTATAACTCTGTGTGACCACTTAAAGTTGTTCTTGTCACACCAATCACAATAGCGTGTCTTAGCTCCCTTATACAGCTTAGCTTTAGCATTGCTGAACACAAAGCGTATATCTAGGTTAGGGTGCTGCCTCTGTATCTCTAAGTGCTTATGTCTATCTTCGCTGTCAAAGATGCCCTTAGTCTCAACAAGGATGCCATTGTCTAACTCAAAGTCTGGCGTGTAAGTACGATAGCGTAGGTCTTCCCATTCAATCCTTAGCTCTTCGTAGCATACTTTCTTCTGCCGTTCTTTAAGGAAAGCAGCGGCCTCTTTTTCAAGGCCACTGCGATACCGTCTTGCGTTATGCTTCCGTGCTGTCGTCATTGATTAGCACGTAGTCTACTTCTGGAAGAACTTTAGCTGTTGATACTCTAGAGGGAAGTGTTTGTAGTTGTGGGAAGCACTTCCTCTTGTAGTCACAGAACTTACACCCATCAGCTAAGATTAGATTACCTGAGGGTTTCTTTCTGTATGTCTCAGGGACAGGTGTAAAGCAACGCTTGAAGGGTTCATCGTTGTCAATGTAGTTTACTACAGATTGGATTTCCTGCAGTACAGCATCCTTATCTACATCAGATGCATCTACATACTTGAACATCCCGTTAGCTTTATTGACTACCCACCAGCCACCTACATCTTTGTTAGCTGCAGTAGCGTAGCCTACAAGCTGAGACACATAACCAAAGCTGTCGCTTTTCTGTAGAGTTTCAAGGGAGTCAAACTTATTCTGGTAAGACCAAGGCGATGCGCTCTTAACGTCATCAATCTTACCGTCCAACTCCATGTCGTACTCACCATTAATCTCACGACCGTTGGCTAGTTTGAGGGTGACACTATCGTTGTCCTTGAAGTCTACACCTGCTGAGCGAAGCAGCCCTTTGAACACAGCCTCAATGATATCACCAAGGATCATGTTCATTAGGAAGTGCGGTGGCAGGGGTGTCTTATCTGCAGGATCATTCTTCTCAAACCATAGCTGACACTTAGGCTTACCAATGTTAGACATACGCAAGCGGAACTCGTCACGTGGACCTGAGTTAAACTGCTTGTTAAGCGCAGCCTTAACATCGGAGGCGACCTTATCAGCCACCTCCTCAGTCATTGTAGCATCGCCAGCCATAGCCTTCTGCAAGAATGCATAGACCATTAGCTCTGCTGGATGGTTCATTCGTCTACGTCCACGAAGTCGTTGTCAATGATGCCTTTGACCATAGCTTCATCTTCTTTGGTCAAGCCACTGCCACAACGCTCAGCATGGAGGTCGAGGATTTTACCGTTGGTATACTCAATTACTTCGATGAAGTTACGCAGAGCATCGTTGTCTTCTGGGGTAATATCACAGACGTTACCAAGAGAGGCATCAACGAAGCCAAACTTAGCACCCGTAGGGATAGAGCCTTCCTTAGAGCTAAGCACAAGCTCACACATAATAGGAAGCATGTTCTTGCCTGTGATCTTCTTTACTGCAGCGTCAATGTTCTTGATGCTGTTCTGGTTCTTCACATCAAAGACAAAGGGGATGCTTGTATACTCTGCAGTAAGATCATTTCCTTTAGCATCCTTAGGATTATCAATGCTCAGGGTGCCATAGAAAACCTTAGTGCGCTTGACTGAACGGATGACCTGCTTAGTCTTATCTGGCAGTGCGTTGAAGTCTTCGATGTAACCAGAAGGCCGACCAAGGTTGAACCCACCAATGTTATCCTTAAGATCACCGTTCAAGTTGTTAGCAAGAACAGTCTTTTCCATTTCATTAGTGTCAGCGTTCCAGCGTGTCCACTGCTGACGCATTGCGAAGATGCGGATACGAAGCTCAGTTGCATAAACAACTTCCTCGCCACGGGTGACAGTGTACGTACCAATAGGCAGAACCTCTGTCTTGATCTTCTTGCCGTTGAAGTCTACCTCACCCATGACAGGCTGATGGATCATGCCTACACGGGAAAGATTAGGGCTAGACTGAGAGGTAGAACCTCCTGTGCTGATACCCATAAGGTCTGCCATAGACAGGCCACGTTCATTTGCAATAGTAAGTTCTGTGCTCATAGTATCTCCTTAGAGCTTATCAAAGAGTCCTAGTTATACCGTCATATGTCCTTTGTGTCAAGCCAATTCGGACCTATTTTTGCTTCCAAAAGTAGCTCAACGTTTAGCTTTATGCCGTAAGTATCCTCAACCAAAGTATTAATGTTCTGGTTGAGACTATCAATAATATGTAGCACCCTTTCTTTCTCGTCTGGGTGTACGTCTATGACCATACTGTCGTGCACTGTGTTAACCAAGACAGACTGTAACGGCTTTAGCATACGATGCAACTCATTTAATACAACAGGGACTACATCCCCTGTAGCGAAGCCTTGCACCGGGTAGTTCTTAATCATAGTGAAGTGGGTAGGGGAACCATTAGCCCTACGTGCTACGTCAGGGAAAGCATACTGCCTGCCTGACACATTAGTGATCTTCAAGAAGCGTAGAGCCTCAGAGGCTAGTTTCTGGTGCCACTTGCCTATACCTGCATACTTCTCAGTGAAGTGCGTGTAGTACGCCTGCTCTGCCTTGCTACGGCCATACCCTGTGGCACCAAACAGAGGAGCAAAGGTATGTTCTTTTGCAGCCTGTCGTGACGTAGGCTGGCCTGCATCCGTGATAACCTTAGCTGTATAACTATGCACATCAAAGCCTGTCTCAATCTCACGCATGGCAGTGTCGTCTTGTGCAAGGAAGGCAGCAGTGCGAAACTCTAGCTGTGCAAAGTCAGCCTCGACAATGTAGCCACCATCCCAACGAGAGGTGAACACACGTTTAACTGGGAACGTACCGCCACGTGGCATGTTCTGCATATTAGGATTACGCCCAGAGAAGCGGCCAGTAGCTGTTATGTGCTGCGTCAAGCCTACATGAAGGTAGTCATCGTGCTTAGTATAGCCATCAATGCCATCCACAAAGCTAGACAGATAGCTAGATACAGCGGACAGCCTCTTCAAGTCAGACAAGAATGTAACTGCATCCTGCATGTTGTTATTCTTAGCTGTAGAGATAAGCGTGTCAAGGTTATCTTTACCCGTGCTGAACCCATTAGCACTGACCCATGCCTTACTTGGTGCTGTAAACTTAAGTCCAGCCACCTGCTTAGTCTCTTCTAGTTGATAGCCACGGGCATCGCAATCCTTACATTTGTTAGGCTTGCTATACTTTGTGCCATCCTTCTTTACTTTGTAGGTTTTACCTTGTCCCTCACAGGTATGGCAAGTGAATGCCTTAGTGCGATACAGGGTCTTACTGTTTGCATTGACTGCAGCTTTAAACTCTTGTGGTGTATTAGTAAAGTTGAACAGGTCTACCCATTCTTTCTTATTGTTTACACTACGAGAGAACACAACCTGAGACATCTGCTCTGGAGAGTTGAGGTTAATAGGCGTGTCGCCCATAAGCTCACGCACCTTGTATTGCAAGCGTGTCTCAATGTCAGCACGTTCCTTCTCAAACAAGTCACGCACTTTGTTTAGTTCCTGCCTGTCTACTTTGAACCCTGACATGTACATTCTGGTAAGGGTTTTGCAGGTTCTGAAAGTAACTCCCCTAACGGTTGAAAGGGAGTCGGATTCGGGCTTGGCATAATCCCGTTCGATTGAGTGGAACAACTCACTAGTAGTGAGAAGGTCACACCGGAGATAATGGCTAAGCTCACGAAGAGGAATCTCGTTAGTATTGTATCCTTGCTTAAAGTAAGTCTTAAGCGTGTCATCTTTCTGTACCTCTAGGTTACGCCGCTCAGCACATGCGGCAAGAGACAGTGGCTGCTTCTGTCCACGTAGCAACAGATACTCTGCAAGCATAGTGTCATATACGTCACCGTCATACTTGAAGCCACTCTCCCACAGCCACATCAAGTCGTGCTGTAGGTTGTGACCAATAAGCAGGGTAGTCATGTCTAGTACTTGCTGTACAAATGCACGACCTAGCCCTGACTTATCTTTGTATTCTACGTGATCCAGTGTTACAATGTGCAACTCTTCGTGATTGTCTACGTTAAGCAGGCCCACTTGAGTCAAGCTATTCAAAGGTTCAAACGGATCAATGTGATCCCTTCCGTCCCGCTTAGTGATACTATTCTCTACGTCTAGTACAAGTCGCATCTGTCTCTCCTCTAGGACGTATAGATAGAACGCCCTCCGTCTAGCTCTGTATGGATAACACCGTGGTATCCACCCTTAAGCTTATTCTTGGCAATGTTCAAGTGCCTTTGAGTGTCTTGCTCTTCTGCACCCTCAACTACAGGGTTCTTAGAGATAAGGATCATTAGGTCAGCCTCTGCTGCCTTACCTGTCTTAGAGCCTTCCATCATGGACTGGTCAACAAAGACCTTACCCTCTGCTACTGCAGACAACTGTGACATCCATACAACACAACACTTGTACTGCTTGGCAATGTTACGTGCGTGGATAGCTGCATCCTTCAAGTAAATATCAGACTTGTCACTGCTCTTGGTGGCAAACTTGTCACCCATATCTAGGATAACAATGTCAGGCTTCTCGTGTTTAACAACAGCCTCAACCCAACGCATATCTTTGTTGGTACTATCCTTGATGCGAATGTTCTGACGGACAGGCTCATACCGTGAGCGAGCTAGAGAAATGTTAGCACGAACCTCGTCCATAGTCATGTTAGTTGCAGCACATAGATACCGTGCACCTACACGTTCATAGCTCTCTTCGTTACACAAGATGATACACTTGGCACCCTGCTTAGCCCAACCATCAGGGCCAGCTACAAGACTGGCATGGAAAGAAGTTTTACCAGTATTAGGACGAGCACCAACCAGAAGGAGATGCCCCCCACTAACACCTTCCACTTTTCTACGGAGAGTTGGGATGTTAAACTTCCATTGTGTCTCCAGATCATTAGCAGTAAGCAGCGTGTCAATACTAATATCGTTCCACTCAATACGTAGATTGGGGGTAAAGTCATCCTTGTAATCCTCAAGTAGTCGGCGCAAAGGTTCCAGTGTAGTCTTCGTACCGTTCACAAACTCAAAGCCAATGTTAGCTACCTGATCCCCAACATACTGCTGGAACATACTAGATAGAACATCCTCTGCAATCTCTGGCTTGATAGGCTCTGCCTTGTCAATCTTACGGAACAGATCATCGTAGGCAGACTTAGTTGCAGTAGTCATGCTCTGGTTCTGAGCTTGGAATACAGCGTGTAGGTCTTGCACTGTAAGGTCAGTGTCGTAGACTTCCATAGCAGAATCAAGGGCTTGCTTGAGCTTACGAACATCCTTGCTAAAGATGTTATCAGGACAGCGGATACCCTTATGCTGCTCATAGAAGTCTTTATTGAGTAGCGTCTTAAGTAGTGCCAACTCCATTATATCTCTCTCCTCGTATTAGGTGCACCTTGAACAAGCCCTCAGTTTTATTCATAGAGGCTATCATGTCAAGGAATTGTTTGTACGAAACTTCAAGTACAGAAAACCTGTCTAAACTTTCTTGCCACTGTCGTATAAATACAACACCGTCAGACAGGATAATCTGCAAGTCTTCGTGCTTACCGTCTTCGTCAAGACAGGTAACTATAGTGGAGTCGAACTCATGCTCAACACTGAACATTACGCTTTGTCCAGCTTAGCTAGAGTAAGCCTAATCATATAAGCAGTGTCACAAGCAGGGACACCATCATCAAGGTCTTGAAGAGTAGCATCAATCAAGCCCATCAGATTATCATACTTGTTTGTCATAGTCTCAAGAGCCTCACGATTACCATGCCGTGCCTCTTCATCGGCTGCTTTCTCTAGTTTACTCAAGTCCCATTTAGCCATCTTCTTTATCTCCTATAGTTGATGCCCCAAAGTATTCCAACAGACGTTTAGCTGCAAGAACATCCGCTTCAAGCTCCGCATAATCTTCGGACATTACATCCGTAATCTCCGCACGGTCATTGATTTCCCGCATTTCTTCAAGGGACCACTCAACTACCTGACGTAGACGGACAATGCACACGCTGTCGAATAGGTCGAGCAATGCGTCACCCTTCTGGCCCATCTCTTCAAAGATTTCGGTCCACATCTTGTTTGCCCACGGATTCTTCTCAGTCATTTTCAGTCTCCTTTTCCCA